AGCGAGAAAGTCGACCGCACCTTTCAAAGCCTGATCAGCACAGCCTATTTCAGCAATATGAGCGCGATGGTCGATCCGCGCCGCTCGCTCTATATCGTGGCGGTCCCGTCGTCCGACCCGACCACGCAATTGTTCCTGTACAATTACACGACCAAGCGCTGGTCCACGGCGCAGATTTCGAACGAGTTCATCTTCTCGGCTTTGTCGCTCTCGACCAGCCTTGAGGATCTGGACGTGATCTATGGCAACCTCGACACCATCCCGATCAGCCTCGACAGCGAATCCTTTCGTGGTGGTTATCCGCTGCTGCTTATGTTCGACGGCACGCACAGCCTCGGCTCCATGTCGGGGGCCAATCTGGCCGCTACGATCACGACCGGGATTGATGAGATAATCTCCGGCCACGATGCCAGGATCAGGGCAATTCGCCCGCTCACCGATAGCCCGAGCGTTTCCTTCACCGTGTCGGGTCGCAACATGCTGTCGCACGCGCCCACGGCCACGACCTACAGCACGATCACGGATCGCGGGGTCATCCGGGTGCGGGAGAATTGGAATCTCACGCAGATGACACTCTCGATCCCGGCAGGGGTGAATTATTCATTCATCCAGGGCCATGATGTCAAAGCAGTCGCGGGCCGCGCGGTATGACCACGCCCCTCGGCATCCGCGAGAACGAGGCCACTGAGGCGGAATGGAAGCGTAAGGCGCGCGATGCGGTCAACATGCTGATCCGCCGCACCTTGAGCGCCGGGGCGACGGCGGAGCGCCCGTTGGGGCCGGTTGTCGGCCAGACGTTCTACGACAAGACGCTTGGGGTTCCGATCTGGTGGAACGGCACCGTCTGGAAAAACGCGGCGGGGACCACGGTATGAGCATCGCCGCCTATCAGAAATGGCGGCCCTCCTTCGAAAGCGTGATGGACGACCGCATGTATCGCATCGAATGGTTAGATGCTCAGGTCTGGTCGGGACAGGCGTGGTTCTGGGGTGATGAAAAGGCCGGGATCGTCGCGGAGCTGCGGCATTATCCGACTGGCGCATTCGACATTCACGGGCTGGTCGCGGCGGGCGACGTGGGCGTGATCCGCGATTTGCTGATCCCTCAAGCCGAAGCATGGGCACGCTCGATTGGGGCGCTGGGGGCTGTAATCGAAAGCCGCCCGGCATGGGCGAAGGCGCTCAAGGGCAGCGGATACGCGCCATTTCAGACAAGCATTCGGAAGGAACTGGCGTAATGGGACTCTCGTCGAGCAAGACCAAGACGCAAAGCACGTCTACGTCGTCCCCGCTGGATCAATACGCCCCCTACATCACGCAGGGCCTGACCACCGCGCAAGGCATCATGAACAGCAACCAGGGCAATATGCAGGCCCTCGGTTCGAAGGCGCTGGACGTGGCGAACGGCTTCGGGGCTCAGCAGGGCACCTTGGCGAACATCTACGGCGGCAATTCGCAGGCCGGGCAGACCTATGGCCGCCTTCAGAACGCGGGTGCAAACGATCCATCGCTTGGAGCCCTGTCCGGACTGGCCCAAGGCTCGACCTCGCCTGGAAACTATGACGGGATCGGGGCGAATAACCCCTCCCTCGCCATCTTGCAGGGGATGACCAACGGTCAGGTTAATGGCGACACGTCGGGCTATTACAAGGACGTGATCGGCGGGAAGTATCTCGACAACAATCCCTATGTCGATGCGATGGCGCAGCAGGCGACGGACGCGGCCACCAAGGCGCAGAACTCCCGCTTTGCAGCCTCAGGCATGGGCGAGGGTATGTCCACGCCCTACAGTCAGGCTCTCGGCAAATCCGTGGCCGATGCGAACAACGGCCTTCGCTACCAGAATTACAATGCCGAACGCCAGCTCCAGCAGCAGGCATCGGGCATGTCGGACAGCGAATATAATGCCACGCAGGACCGCAACCTGTCGGCTGCAACCGGGCTCGGATCGCTCTACAATCAGACCGGCGCGCTCAACCTGTCGGCTCAACAGGCCAAGGATGCCGCGTTCAATAACGATCGCAATTCCCACCTTGCCGCCGCGACCGCGCTCGGCAACCAGAACAATGCCGACAATGCGACCTCGCTTGGTGCGGCCAACGGCTCGATGTCCTCGATCCTCCAGGCGCTCGGGCTTTCAGGCACCTTGTCGCAGGATCAGCTCGCAGCGCTCCAGACGGCGGCAGGCATCCCTTACACGGGGGTCAACGCCTACTCGAATATCGTGAACGGCCTAACCGGGAAATACGGCACGAACAGCACCAACAGCACGCAGACGCAATCCGGCAATATCGGCCAAATGCTCAGCGGCCTTGCGGGCTCCGCGCTCGGTGCGTTCGCGGGCGGCGGTCTCGGCGGCCTCGCTGGCATGGCCGGAAGCGCCGGCGCAAGGAATGTAGGTATGGACGCGCTCGGCGGTCTCTCCCTGCCGGGGCTTAATACGACCCCCAACCTATCTGGATTGAGGTTTTAATCGATGGGCATGTTTGGAAACGCCTTCAAACCCGGTGGCGCTGGGCGGGACATCGCGGGCTACATCGGCGATGCCCTCGCCAATATCGGCGGCGCGAGGCCGGTCTATGGCCCCGCCAAGATGCAGGAGCGCCAGCAGGAACTCGAACTCCAGCGCGCGATGCAGCTTGCTCAATACAAGCAACAGAATCCGGACCCCACGGCCACCATGCAGAACATCGCGGCGACCGGCGTACGGCCGGGGACGCCCGAGTATCAAGCTCGTTTGCTCAAGGCCGTCATGCAGCCCCATTACATGGTGCTGGGCAACCCCGAGAGCGGGCAAGAGGTGATCGACGCGAACAACCCGCCAGCCGCTGGCGGTGATATCGATCCGGCAGCGGTTGCGCGCCTCAAGTCCAATCCCCACGAGGCCGCGCTGTTTGACGAGCATTTCGGCCCCGGTTCGGCGGCGCGCGTTCTGGGAGGGCAGTAAATGGCAAGCAATCCCTATGCGCAGTTCAAAAAGCCGAACCCCTACGCCGTCTACAAGACGCAGGGATCTGGCCCAAAGGCGCCGACAGGCTTTGCCAAACCCGGTGATGTTCAGCCGCTCGTCGCGATTCCAGGTGGCCCAGACAGCCCTGAGCATGCCGCCGCCGTCGAGCGCGCCCGCTCCATGGCTGGCGTGCCCGCCTCGGTCGCGGAGGCTCGCGCCCGTGCGGCGATTGAACTGGAGACTGAGCGCAAGAAGCAGGAAATACTTTCTGGCGCGGCGACCTTGCCGCCCCAGCTTGACCGCTTGGTGGGTGATGACTTCCTGAAAGCGCTCCCTCCGGCCACCGCATCGACGGTCAGGGCGCTGGTTGATGGCCGCATGGCCTTCCCGGCCGGAGCGGCGATGCGCTCGCCTTATTGGCAGCAGATGCTCGCCAATGTCGCCCATGCTGACCCCGCCTTTGACGCGGTGAACTTCAACGCCCGATCGAAAACCCGTGTCGATTTCACCTCGGGCCAATCCGCGCGCAATATCCGCTCACTCAACACGGCGATCGGCCATCTCGGGCAGCTCAACGACCAGATCCCTGGAACAGCCTCGCACGGCGGCTTCCCCTTCGCCACGACCGTCAACCAGGTCCAGAACGCCTTTATGCGTGGCGAGGGCAAGAGCGGCCCGACGCTGTTCGACCAGACGGCCGGCGCCCTTTCGTCCGAACTTACGCAGGTGTTTCGCGGCTCGGGAGGCGCGGAAGCCGATGTCAAGCGCTACCTGAGCGAGCTTTCCCCCAGCGCCTCGATGGAGCAGAAACAGGCCGCCATCAAGAATATCGCGGGCCTGCTCCAGTCGCGACTTGAGGCTGTGGGCGACCAATATAAGCAGGGCATGGGTAAGACCATCGATCCCGTGCAACTGCTCAACCCGCACGCGCAAAAGTCGTTTTCCGCAATCCTCGGTCCAGATGCGAGCGGCGGCGGCGATGGTGGCCCAACCGGGAGCAATGGTGGCAGCCAGCCTGGTGGTGGGAGCCCCTACGGCCCCGCATCGCAGGGTGCGCCCCAAGTTGCCCTCGCCACCGGGAAGACCCGCGAAGTACCCGACCCGCAGGCCAACGCCCTGCTGGACGCGATGCTTCGCTCCGGCGCCAATGACGACCAGATCAACGCCGCATTGGGCGCGGTTGGCCACAAGCCTATTGACCCCCAGCAGACCGCTGCGGCGCGCACTTACATGGCCAAACACCCCGACTATAAGGGCGGCTTTGCAGCGGCGACCAAGACCGAGGATCAGGGCCTTCTCAACAGGTTCGCGGCCTCTCCTGTCGGAACCGGTATCGGAGCGGCGGTTGATGGTGGCCTTGGCGGGTTCACCGACGAAGCAACCGGCCTGATCAATAAGGCTGTGCAAGGCGGCAGCATTTCCGATTTGATCGCAGAGGCCAACGCCAAGAAGAACGCCGCATACGCGACGAATCCCAAATCCTCGATCGCTGGCAACATCGTCGGCACTGGCGCTACGGCGCTCACTGGCGGCATGCTGCTCAAGGGCGCGCCTTTGGTAGCCGGTATGGGCAAGCTGGCCCCATTCGCTGGCGGTGCGGCTTACGGCGGCATTTCCGGGGCCGGCCAGAACAATGATGACCGCGTTTTCGGAGCGGGTCTCGGCATCACGACCGGACTGCTCGGCACGGGCGCAGGGAAGGCTGCCGCGATCCCATTGGGGGCGCTGGCCCGTACCGCGCCGGCCATGGCGGTCAACAATGGCGCGCGTCGCCTTTTCGGAGGTCGCCCGCTCGTACCCGCTGCGGCGCTTTCGCCTGCGGAGCGCGACCTGTCCGGCGCGGCATTGAAGGCTGGTCCAGATGATATCCGGAACTTCCTTGGTCAGGCATCGGACCTTGGCGTCCCCGCATCTCTGGCGGATTCCTCGCCCGAATTGCGCGAACTGTCGGCATCGGCCGTCCGTCGTTCGCCCACGGCGGCTCAGACGGCGGAAAACGCCTTCCTGCCTCGTTCGCGTGGTCAGATCGACCGCTTCGGCGCGGCTGTGAACCGTGACCTTGGCCCTACGGCGAATATTCCGCAGCTCAGCCAGGATCTTACGCAGCAGGCCCAAACTGCGGCCGCGCCGCTCTACGATGCCGCTTATGCGCAGCCCGGCGCGTCCTCGGTCAAGCTGGACGACCTTTCAACTCGCCCTTCGATGAAGGCGGGATTGGCGCGCGCATATTCCATCGCCCAAGAGGAAGGGCGCGACCCGCGCGTTTTGGGTTTCGACCTCAACGATCAAGGCGAAGTGGCCTTGAACAAGGTTCCATCGTTCCAGACGCTCGATTATGTGAAGCGCGGGCTGGACGACACGCTGGAGCAACACCGCGATCCGATCACCGGCCGCCTCCAGCTTAACGAGGCCACGCGCGCGATCAACAATACGAAGAACAGCCTGCTGAGCCGGATCGATGATGTGAACCCGCACTATGCCGCCGCCCGCAAGGCCTATGCTGGCCCCGTGCAGGCGCGCGATGCCCTCGCGGCTGGTCAGGATGCTTTCTCGCTCTCGCCTGATGAACTTGCCATGCAGGCAGGAAACCAGACGCCAGACAATCTCGCGCAGATGCAACTCGGCTTTCGCAGTCAGCTTATGGGGAATGCCAACAAGGTTCGCTATGGCAGCAATCCGTTCGATGCGACGTTGGGCAATCCCCAGGCCGAACAGCGCATCGGCGCGCTCTATCCCGACAATCCCGGCAACGCGAACTTGTTCGCTCAGCGTGACATGGAGGGCCAGCTTGCCCGTAATTCGAACGATATCCTCGGCAACTCCAAGACGGCGCAGCGCCTGATCGCGGACAAAGCTTTCGCCGGCCCGGATGTTAGCGATATGGTAACGGGCGCGGTCGATCTGGCGCACGGAGGGGTTCCGGTTGGGACCATCGCCAAGGCCGGGCTAGGCCGCGCTGGCATGGCATTCAACAGCCGTCGCGCCGTTGCGAAGGCGGATGAACTGGCCCCG